TTCTTCTTTACTGACTTTACCTAAATCTTGTTTTAATTTATCAAGGTGAGCTAGTGCAAGTCCGTACTTTGGACTACCACTACTACCTTTTCTCTTATCGTGAGAACCTAATGGATCACGACCTCTTACACTTGAATCCTTCTTGTGTTTAGGTCCTTCCTTTGGACGACCACTTCCTGGCCAACCATCTTCTGGTATATCCATATCTAATTCACGACTTGTTCTTCCTGTTCTTGCTCCTGGTGGTTGAGGTCCAGAAAATCTCTGTCCTTCTCCATCACCCATATTATTCATCATCGCCCCTTGAGTTCCAACTGCTTCTTCACTTTGAACAGGATCATTACCTTCCATTTCAATCTGTGACCATCTAAATTTCCGTTTTTGGTCTTTTAGTAATCCAAGTCTGACTTTTTCTTTTTCTTCTTCTGAAAATTTAAACACATTATCATAAATCCACTCTGTGTCTGCTATTTTAGAATCCATTAGACTTGAAGCAAGACTCTGTTTGTTATTCCACAACTCAATCTTTTCTTCTTCGTAAATCGTAGATGGATTTTTTAAATTTAATTCAAAATCAACAAGGTCTGCATCTGTATATCCTTGTGAATACAAATGAACTATTGCAATCTTTGTTAATTCACTCGTAACGATTCTCTGTATTCTTTCAATTGTTCTTGCAAACCTTACATCTTCTGCTGCTAATGTTGCCTTACTACCAGCGGCTTCATCATAACCAAGAAAGGCCTTTGGTATCTTTAGGGATGCCATTAATTTATTTCTTAGGTATTCAATATCATCTACTGCCTCATATGTTAGTCCTGCTAAACTATCAATCTGTGTTCCACTATCTCCACCTCGAACAGGTAGGAAAAAATCTTCTGTAAGATTTTGTATGTTGTATTTTAAATTATAATCACCAGTTGTGGTATCTATGACAGGAGCCTTTTTCATTTTATTAACAATCTTTTGCATAAAATTTTCGACTTCTGCGGGTGGAATATTTCCAATGTCAATCTTAAACACTCTCTTTTCTGGTGCTCTCATAATTCTATGAATCAACATAGCATCTTCCATAAGAGATAATTGTTTCCAAATCTTACGACCACCTTCTATCATACCTTTACCATATGGTATAAAATTTGCATCTGATAACAAACGAAAATGTGCAATTTCAAAATTTTCCATTTCCTTATTTTGACTCATTGAAGAACTATGTCTCGAATCTCCATCCTCAACAATAAACTTTGTTCTATACGGATTTTCTGGATCTTCTCCCTCAACACGAGTAACATCATATGCTGAAAGTGGTACTACATTGGTAACTCCATACTTTTCTTTTATATCTAAGTAGAGATAAAAATCTCCATACTTACATAGGTTACGAACCCACGGCCAAAGATTAAATTCTATATTCAATACATCATAAAATAAATTATGTAGAATATCATGAATATTCTCATTTTCAGTTTGAATATCTAATACTTTACCATACTCATTTTTCATTGTTGATTCATCAGAGTAAATATCTAACGCACTTGATATGATAGCATCGTTATCCATTTCTTCGTAATCTCTAAATAAAGCCAATCTTTGGGCTTGAAAACTAATTGCCTGTGATGCTCCGTACCCACCAGTATTCATATTGGTGTGTAGTCTTGACCACCTATCTACAAGACTATTTTTCTGAGCACTTTGTACTCTGTCTGTATCGGCAATCTTTAACTTCCTACCACCTGCATGTCTTACGATTACATTTGTAGAAAAAAGTCGTGTTAATCTTGCTCTTAAGCTTGTTTGTGCCATTTTATCCTCTTATTATTTTACTAACCAAGTTAGATCTTCTTTTGTATTTCCAGTTTCCATCACCCAATCATCTGTTTTGTTATCTGATGGTGTGTAAACTGCTTCATAATCTAACATTTTACTTAGGACTGTTTTTTGTAGGGCAATTCCCTCTGCGTTCAACCTTAGTGCAGTATCTCTTACCCACAATCCAATTGCCAAACTCATTGCAAGGTCATCATTATACCCTTCCATTGCTTCGGCTCTGTTGTTGTTCCATATAAATACAAATAGTTCATCAATCAATCTGTCCGAATGAACGATGACAGCCTTCTCTCTGAAATATTCTTCTAATTTTGCAATTACTAATGGTCTTGTTTTCATTGTCATTGAAAAACCAGGAACCATCTGTCTTTCAGAATTTCTATATCGGTTTGTTACTTGTCTTGAAACATCAACATACCTTAAATCTTTACTTGTATAAAATAGGTTTTCGTATTCCCTATCAATTACTTGTTGAATGGCTGCCCAACCAATACTTGAGTTCTCAATAACAAGTAATGCGTTGTTATACTCCATAGCAGTATTCATACATAAATTACCAAAATCTTTTGTGGACATCTTTCCTTTATATTCTGCAACTTGTTCCATACTCTCTATTTCTATTACATGAAATGCAGAAAAGTCGGCTCCATCTCCACGAGCAACATCAGCTGCCACTACATAACTTTTTGTATAATCTGGCTGTCTAAATATCCACAAGTTACTATCTATTCCTCGTTTCTCAACTGCTTCTTCAATTTGTGTCTTTTTATATTCTTCAAGAATTCGTGCGTCAATAACACCTTGACCAGAAGTGATGAAGTCACAATCACATTCTTGTGCCGCTCCACTTGGTCCTAATAACTTATCTTGTTCATCTCTCCAATCTTGTTCTCTATCAGGATGAACCGTCCAATGTAATTTAATTGTATTCCAATCATTCTCACCTTCTTCTGCACCTACCCAAGTTTTATGAAACCAATTACCAACACCATTTGGTGTGGATAGTGCTATACATTGTCCACCAGTTGATAGAGTACTTTGTGCAGCAGTCCATATTGTATCAATCTTGTCGATAAATGCTGCCTCATCAATCACAAGTAAAGATAGTGCCTCTGAACGACCTGCGTCCTCAGTACTTGATATTGCTTTTACTTGTGAACCATTTGAGTATCGTAATGATAATTTATTATCCTCAACACAACTTGACCTTACCCAACTCGGTAGGTTTGCGTGCATCACTCGGATTTTAGTAACCAAGTTCTTAGCGGTATCTTGTTTAGTTGCTATAACCAATATGTTCTTGTCCGATTGAAATGTCATCATCCATAATGCATATCCTGCAGTTAATGTTGAGATTCCCAACTGGCGTGCCTTTAAAATGATGTTGTAATTATTATCTTTAAATTGATTCAATGATGATTCTTGAAATGGATATAGTGCAAATGGTACTTTTCCTTTCATTGGATGTTGAATTACAGCGTACTTTTTTAAGAAGTATACGGGATCTTTTGCACACTTTATATATTCTTGTTTAATTACCTCTTTGAGTTTATTATCCATTAATTTGCCAAGTCCACTATCTTAATACCAAAATAAGTTGGAACAATTACTGATGCTGCTCCATAAGTAAAGTACAACCATTTATTTTCATACCAACTTGGTTTTGCTAATTTTACCATCTTTTCGTTTGCATCATTTTGAGCCCGTAGAGATTCAATTTGTTTTTTCTGAGCAACTAACATTAGAGAATCAACATTAGTCTGTTCTTCTAATTTAGCAATAACAGAATCAGATTGATTGATGGCCAACTTTTGAAATTCTATCAATGTATTTGCCTTTGCAATCTTTTCTTCCCATTGTGCATCACGAGCCTTTAACATTTCTAACGCCTCGTCATATGTAAATGAAGTTGGTGTTTCACCGTCCTTCTGTATTTCTTGTCCAAATAATGGAATGGATAATAGTAATATCCAAAGATATTTCATATTAACTCCTATCTGTGTAATACATAAACTACACCACTTGAACCAATCACTACTTTTCTTGTTCCGATTGGATAAAGTGTATCTGCAGATAATGAAGATGGGACAATCAATAATTCTGGTACTTATCCTTATGGTAAACCAGGTGCTTGGTTATATGATCTAGAAGGTAATTTCATAACAAAATTAAATGTTCCAATTAATAATCCATCTCAAAGATCAGGTTCATATGCAATATGTGCAGCGTTTGGTGGTAATAGATTGTTTATAGGAATTGAGCAGAGTTATAACGCTAGTCAAACATATTGGCCAAGTGAGGGTTTTCATATTTACAATTTACAAGGTAGTCTAGTTTCAAATGGAACAGCAATAAGACATGGAAATGCTACTTCTCAATGGTGTTCTTCAATAGCTGCGAATGATAATTATGTTGTAGTTGGTGATAGAGGTTCTGGTACATGTTACTTTGGTGGATATTGTGCACCTGCTGT